GGAGATCTGTCTTAGTAGATCGTAATTATTTCCTTAAAAAGGAAAACCAATCATTTAAGTACGCTGTAGGGCAACCTATGGGTTCTTTATCTTCTTGGTCTGTTTTCGCACTATCGCATCACTTAGTGGTGCAATGGGCTCATTACAGAACAGGAGGAGAAAGTTGGTTTCACGATTATGCCATCATTGGTGATGACGTAGTAATTATGAATACAAAAGTTGCCGAACAGTATTTGGTAATCCTGAAACATTTAGGTGTTGGGATATCAATGCATAAATCTTTAACTTCCAAAACCGGAGTATTTGAATTTGCAAAACAAATACATTACAAAGGTTTAAACCTAAGTGCTATTAATCCTAATGAGGCCATTAAGGCCTTTAAGGATGATGCGTTTATGGTTTCGTGGATCGAAGATTTAGAGCAGCGAGAATTCCAGCCTGATTTTATTTCAGTTGCTAGATCAACTCTTCGGTATTCTAGACATGGTGCGGTTTCCCCTTTCCGTAAGGTTGGAGGAATGCCGTACTGGTCGAGACGAATAGTGATAGCACTTACTTCTCCTTTTGGACCATTCCCTGTGAAAGCCGATAAGTGGATAAATATTAATAATTATTCACTTATTGACCTAGCAAATTCGATGATATCTAGAAATAAATTTCATTCGAAATTTGCAGGTGATTCTAGAGTAGCTAATGCTAATCTAAAATTGATAACACAGGAATGGGACCAATTCTGTCGCCACAACTTAATGACCTTTATTCAAGGTATTGAGTCGGCATCCCAGCTTACGCTAGGGTTCCTGGAACAGACTTGGTTCGAGAAGTTATTAGGATGGGTTTATATGACCTTTATGACGCCGTTCCCATTAGTAATGGGTTCGTTACGTTCTAAAGATCGTATGTTTTATCCGGAACTAGCGCGAGCTAGATTTGGCTATGGTAGCCCCGCTTGGCCTCAAAGTCTATTTGACCTCTCATTCCCTTTGTCGGAAACGGCTAAGGCTTATAGAGATTTCAAACGGTCTATTGATTTATATAGATTCTCTAGACAGATAGCATTCTCGTTACCAACGGAGAATTCCTATTCGGTTAACCAAGGATTCGGTTATCAAAACCCAGTAATGGGTGGTGCATTAACTCCTTTTGGAGCTGATATACCTAAAAATGATGACATGTTATCCTTAGAGACTATCCATGAATTAATTTCACGAGATAGAGCTCAATGGTATGCTGAATGGAAGTATCCGTACGGTTGTACGATGCTTGCTTTCACGGTAGTTCCAAGTTTGGCTTTGATAGGAGTGTGCCTAACACTCTAGGTACGGCATTAGCTCAATGGAAACGAGCGGGGTCCGTATCTTTGTAACTAACTCGGGTGGTCTGTAAAGGACTAAGGGTTCGCCCTGAAATGGGGGATGAGAAAAAATTTCTTTCTCTGAAAC